TCGGGGGAGGGGGAAGAAGGGGGAGAGGGGGAGGGGGTAGGGAGTCCCGTCTGTCCTGCGTCGTCCCGTGGGACATTGCGGGACAATCCAGAGCGGTATCGGCGCTTGCGATCTCGCTCTTTCCTGCGCCGTTCCTCATCCCGGTCGGATTCTTCCGACAAAAACTTAGCGATGATAGCCCTTGCTGGTTCGACTTGGTTCAACTCCAGCAGGCTGTCGATACATTTGAGTATAGTTGAGCATGACATGTAACCGTTTATATGCCTCTGTTTACGGGGTGTCAAGTTGACGATACATGTACATGATTGTAACGTCTGGACCAGGAGGTAGAAATGGAAGACAAAAGATCGATCGGTAGTAGGTGCGTAACAGCCCGTCAGCTTGAGGTCTTACGCTTTGTTGCAAACTATGTTGACGAAGAGGGTTACCCTCCCAGCCTGAAGGAGGTTTCCAGTTATCTTGGTAACTCAATCAACGCATCCAACCAAACCATGAAGAGTCTGATTCGCAGAGGACTGATTCGCAGGAGGGCACACGGTGCTGCCCGTGCCATTACCGTAACCGAAGACGGTTGGCGGGCGCTCGCTACCAGCTAGGCGTTGTCGCTGGTCGCTATACCGAGGTGAATGACGCACGAGCCGGACGGGGCCGAGCCTGCGGGGGTTCCTGCGGCGGTTGACATGATCATCGACAGGCCCGTGTCGAACACGATCGGAGTCTTGAACGTGATGGTTGCGGTCTCGCCACTGTAGATCGGCAGGATCATGTCCGGCTGGGTGGTGCCAACAGTTGGCGATGGTGTGTTGTAAACCTTGAGGTGCCTTATGGCTGAGTCTGCGTTGACGACTTCGACAAAGGACAGGGACGTAGACTCGTCGGACACCACGACAGCCGTGTTACCCAAGGCAGACTCCTTGAAAATGGTTAGGGTTGTCTCGGTTCCGGTTGATGAGGTGGCCATCAGGTTGTTCCTCCGTATGTGATCTTGACGGTCACGTCGTTGAGAGGTGCGTCGGCACCCGACGTTCCGCCACCATTTGTGACGCAGGCGACGTAGATAGAGTCAAGGCGTATGCCCTTGACGGTCGATGTCACGACCCTTGTGCTGGCTGGTATCATCAGAGACATGTCGGGGTCGTGTGTTCCCACCTCGTCCGAGCTTGATATGTACACCCGAAGCCATACCGCCGTGCCGTTGGGGTTGTATGCGTCAATCTGGTGGATGCGTTGGGCTGATGAGCTAACCGTCGTCATCGTGGCGTCGATGTCCGTATCGGAGAACACCGCCGTGTAGAGAGCGGCGGGCAGAGTCTTGGTCGAGGCTGTCACTAGAAAACTCCTTTGATGATTATGCCGAGAACCCCGGCCAGGAGGGCGATGCCGATGCTGCCCCATCCAAGACTTGAGTCTTGAGGTACGACGGTTTTGTTCTTGCGGCAAGCCCGAAGCTCCGCCACTGCGTCGATCAGCCGGTCCTCGTCCACGCAGATGCAGCCATCTGGTGCAATCTCCGACACCTCATGGCACTCGTTGACCACCGGCCCATCGTCTGCCCATGCGAGGGAAGACACGGCCATGATTGAGAAAGCCAGCGGTCTCGGGTCCACTAAAGCTCTGCTTCCAGGGCTGCTGCTGTCTCGCTTGGAGACTTGTCTGCTACTGCGGCCTTGAGCTTCTCTTTCTCCTTACCGGCGTCAGCAACAGACTGACCCAGCACATAGGTGCAGATCATCATGGCTACCTTCGTCGCTTGGTCCTCAGACAAACCAAGAGCACTGCCGAGAGCAACAACGACAGCACCAATAACCGTCGCAAGAAACTTCTTGGACGTGAATGCGTCCTTCACTGTGTTCAACATTATCTTCCCCGCTTTTTAGTTTCAGCTAGTAGCTCTTTGAGCGTTTCGGCCTGAAGAGTTACGGACTCTTTGATGTACTTGATGTCTGTCTTCATCACGGCCTGGTCAGTCTTGATCTCATTGACGAAGGTTTGGTTCTGCTTTGCTGTGGCCTTCACATCAGCCATCTGCGATGAGCTTGGGACGACGCCGAGCCCCACCATTAGAGCCCCGAGCACCCCGGCTGCGGCCCCAGCAATTCCAAACTGTTGTGCAAGATCGTTCATTACTGCCTCCGCTCTGCATCTATCCTAGCATAGTGCTGGCGCATCTCACCGAGGCCAGTCTCAATCTTTGTTGCGATGTCTTGTAGCAGAGTCTTAC